GCCCATGCGGTAAACATCTGGGGATACCATCCTAGTGATCCCTCAAACGTCCCTGATAAAAACATCCATCCGCGCTTGGGAGCACATCTACCCCTAAGTCTAAAGAAGGTTTCAATATCAAGCTGGCTTGCTTCGCATCCTAAAATCCCATTGGGTGCTCTCATCGCAAGTGTCCGAGGATCCTTCGCACTCTTCGTCTCAATTCTGGTTCCATCAGCAAGAGTGAGATGACCGGGATCAACCCGCTTCGACGCTTCCTTGAGGATTCCGAGTGCCGAGAAGTCCTGTAATAAATACTCGAACTCCGCTCTCGTCCTCTCATAGTCCGCCGCAACGAGCCAGTAGAGTCCCTTCTCCTCCGTTTCTGCAAAGCGTGACAGGAGATACTTTGACGCAATAAGGGATTTTCCTGCCTGCTCACCGCCTGCAACAAGGTTGAACCGATAGTTCGATCCAAGGATCGCCCTCTGTTCTTCCGTCGGGCTGAAGCCCACCTTCTCAAAAAGGTAGTCACGTAAGTCAGGTCCCTTCGTGAGTGTCGTCACTTTTTCTTTCTCTCCAGTATTTCTGTCAGCGTATCCTCAACACTGGCAGGTAATGGTTCGCCCCCAACCGACCCCTCCTTCTTCACCGACTGCGATGCCTTCCGCCATTCCGTAATCAGCTCCTTCGCCGAATCCTGATCCACCGCCACACTCGGTCGGTACTTCGCAGGCATATTAGCATTCAATAACCCCAACAACAACACATCACTCCCACGGTTCTTATCAGGATTCTTTACCCTGTCCAACGCAATCGCTTCCAAAGACTCCGCAAACGACTGCCTCATCAAGTCCACACGTTTCGCAAAGTCCGCATCATTCTTGTGCCACCAGGCATACGTCTCACGAGTTATCCTTGCCGCATCACATCCCTTCCGTATCGTCCCCCATTCCCCAAACGCAGAAAGAAAGATCTCCTTCCGCTTTCCAGCATCCTCTTTCCTCTGAGCGTTATTACGCCCGCCATTAAACCCAGGATTCTTTACTTCATCCATCCCCTTCTCCTTAACAATCCTCTACCCCTAAGTTACGTATTACTATTACCTTACCCCTGCCCTTATAGGGGCATGGGGGGTAAGGTAATATTACTGTAATATTACTAGGTATTACTTAGTAATATAGGTTCAGATTATGTAAAAAAGAGCATTTTAAGAGTATTACCATCGATATTACTATCATATTACCCCTACCTGTCAAGGGGAACTCATTAAATCGCTAACTTACTGTTCATGTTAGGTCTTGCCTAGGCTCCCGGAAAAGGCTTTTAGTGGGAAAAATTTTGTCATGGGTAGGCAACAACCACCAACTCTAACCACAAGCCATACCCCCCAACACACCATCAACAGCAACTTACCGACACACACCATCACCATCACCATCCACCAGCATCCACCAACAGCAACCACCACTCACCACCAACACACAACCAACACCCATCACCATCAGGCTCCCCCTCTCAGGGCGGCGCGGGTGGGAAGAAACAATCACCAGTCCCAACCTTCCATTTTAGTTTTTCCTCTTAGTTTTCTCTCGTGCTCTCGTGCTCTTGGTTCCCTGGTAGCAGTGGACTTAAGACCGGAAACTTTAAGGCCTCGCGTGAGTGCTCTCTATTCTCTTTTTATTGCACGTGGTACAACGTGCGTAACTATTCCCACCCCACCCTAGCAGCTCGAATCCATCACACCAATGACTAACTATCCACCACGCTCGAGCTGCAATTGTTATGTATATGCTTGACAAACGCTATGCTATCCTATAGAGTAGAGCGTATCTTATAGAGAGGGGTATCAATTATGAAGTGTTTTGTAAGTTTCGCAGGGTATCCATTACGTGAACCGGTTTCGCATGGGCACTGTTCAGCCAAAGAGGCTAAGCGGGCAAGGGCTTATATATGGTCTTGGAATTTGGGGCGTATTATCATCATTCGCGACGTTAAAGAGTGCGTACTAAAAGAGAGGAAAAAATAGCCATGACCAAACCTAATAGCGTAATCATTTGGCAAGGAAACTCGTTGATAGATGGTGGGCCAATTGTGGCTTTGCTAAGTGGACTCACCACAAAAAGCGGAAACGATAAAACTGGAGACATGGCCCAAGTTGATATTGTACGCTCAGATATTCACCCTATCGAGGCCGTAAACCAGGGCCTTGATTATTCCATATGTGGAGAGTGCCCGTTGCGTATGGTGTGGGATTCTACACTTAAGAAGTATGTCCGAGTGTGTTATGTCAATCTGCTATTTGCTCCGAGTGGAAAGTTTAAAGCATATATCCGTGGTAGCTATCCGGTAATGACACCAGAAGAGGCAGGGGAAATTCTAAGGGTAAAGGGTAAAGGTATACGCCAGGGTTCATATGGTGACCCGTTTGCAGTACCTATAGATATATGGGATAGACTCCACAATTCTGCCAACACGTTCACAACTTCATACACTCACCAATGGATGCTACCAAACTTTAATCCGGATATGTTCAAGTATTCGATGGCAAGTGTTGACCATGTCAATACTGTCGAGAAGTTACGTGAATTGTATCCAAACGTCCGATACTATCGCATGGCTAAAAACTATGATGATATTGATAAAGCTACAGAAGTAAAATGCCCTAGTAAAAACACCAAAGGCGAACGCGTGCTTACGTGCTCCGAGTGTCGATTATGTTTTGGAAGTCTCAAAGCTAAAAACGTTGTAATAGTAGAGGGGGAATAATGGAATCCGGCAATTACACATATGGCGGTCGTTGGGATACTGAGAAACAAAGATGGCACAGTATCGGTGAATTGATAGCTATAAGGAGAATAATGGAAATATCAATCATAGAAACTCAAGAAAATTGTCCCGTTTGTGATGGACTTGGTGTCTTCCTTGGTACACTTGGCAATCTTCATCATTACACCTGCCAGGATTGTGGTATAGGGTTTAACTCTCCGGTTGAATTCAAATTGGATGACGATACGACTAACGCCATTGGAAAGGCACTAGGTTTATAGCCATGAATAAAACATATAAAACTATAGGAACCTGGTTAACAGATCTGGTGCATTCAACAAGTAGCACCGAGGAAGATGCTCACGTCATGACAAACGTACTACGCCAAAAGTTAGGGTTCCATAAGGCTATCGTTGTCTATGGTGTTGTGTACCTGGAAGGGAAAGGAACCATAGCAAACCCACCTAGAAGCATTCACGCAATAGCAAAAAGTCTCCAACACTATATGCAGGAAGGATAGAACTATGTCAGAAAAATGTTATAGATGTGGCAAGATTATTCCGGACAAACATACCCGGATATGGGGACGATTACCCAATGGGGAAATAGATTTAAGGCCAATGCATATAACGTGTACGCCATACAAACCACGCTTAACCAGGTGGCAACGTGCCACCAGGATAATTAAGAAGACCTTTATAAGGGGTGCAAAATGACAGTATCAATAGCAGACGTTAGACAAGCAAACCCAATGTGGTTTGATAAAAGAACTGTAAGGTTTATGGGAGATATAAACCATCGGATACTGCACGATAAGCAACGACAACCATACTTAGTCCGCTTGACCTACGCATGGACTGATATGTTTGGTGGTGAACGCATAGCACATTGGGTAATTAACCCAATAGGAGCAAACCTAGAGATACTACCCACACATCTGTTGGAAAGGTTCGCAACATTAGCAGACGTTAAGAAAGCATTATCTAAATCAATTGTAACGAGGAAGGGTGAGTGATGGCTAAATATAATGTTCATCTGTACGCTGAAGTGAGAGTAAAGATAGTTAGCGTTGAAGCTGACAGTATGGAAGAAGCTATTGGTAGTGCAGAGGAATTCGCAGACCTTAACAGTTACTTTTTGCGTAACCATTGCAGAAATGCAGATACTGAAAAGTGCGGTATAGCAGATATGCACATTGAGTATTCTGAGTTTGCAGAAGGCTGTGATTATATGGTTGACGTACAGGGAGATGATGACTACAAGCAATCCGTGTTTTTCAGTGGAGCAGAAAGGGGTGAGTGATGATGAGTAAAAAAACTTATAAAGTTGAAACGAGACAACCTGTCTATCGTGAGTACCAAGTCTCTGCCAAGAACCCTGAAGATGCAGAGAAAAGAGCAATGCGTGATGGCGTGAGGGTAAGAGAGTGGGTTGGTAGCGAGGACGTAGATTATGATGATACAGAAGAGATTGAAGATAGCCATCCCTAAGCAAGCTAGACAAACCATAAGCAGAAAGGAAGGATGAATGATGGTAAATATAGATATCCATAGAATAGGCAAAGCTACTGAAGAGGGTTGCGATGAAGAGGATGGGAAGTGGGTCATCATCTGCGATCTCCATAAACTGATATTCAATGCCCCTACTAAGAAATCAGCGATCTTTCAAGAGCAGACGCTATGCGAGGACCAATGCTCAGCATTTCAATAATTTAGGAATAGAAAGGGTGACAAAATGAGTACACACGATAAGGATGGCTACGTTATCAATCCGGAACCAGGAGACACAATGGAAGGGAGTACATGTGGCGATTGCCAGGCTGAGGATGTACGAGTTACCTATACCCATACGGAGTCCTGGGGAAATCCAGAACACCCAACCGGATCTGTTGAATTCTGGCATTGCGATGACTGCTTAGAAGAGACTGATGAGGACACCATGAATATAGATGGGTGCGTGGTGTTTAGATCATGGGAAGGGGAACACACATACTTTGACCAGACGCTAGAAGAACTTATATCTAACCTTGTAGTACCTACAATAGCAATCCAGGATGATACTGAAGACCATATTCGAGAATGGATCAGTTCTAATCCCAGGGTGGGCGATGTACTGCATACAAACCTAAACGATTTACCAATAGAAAGGGTGAAATGAATACATACATCATAAATATCTACTGCGATAGGCTCGGGGTTGAGGTGGAAGAAACAATTATACCTACACCAGAGAACACAATCACTAGTTGTGGCTTGTTAGAAGACGCATTTGACATTGCTGAAGAGCAACATAAAGGCCAATGTGGCAATAGGAACAACCCATGCGACGCAGAAGCTATGGTCTATGGGCATTCTATTATAAAGCATAACGTGAGTAAGCCATCGATATGCCCTGAGTGCGAACATGTGCTTCACGAGGGTGCTACCGAGTGTCCAACATGCACAGCCAGTGACCACTTAGACGATAATTAGCGTTGACATATCTTATCTAGACTTATATTATTAGTTGGCATTGCGTATGCAATGACATTAGGAGCAACTGTAAAGGAGTTGTATATGAAACTTATAGGGAAGGGATACACACATACTGTACAGATGCCAGGTGGACCAGCCAGGCGAACAGTAATTATAGTGAAGGGGGACATAGATGACCAAAAGAAATCGTCCTCTTGAAGTGGCCTGTGAGAAGTGCGGGTCCGTGACCAGGCTATATTCAACCGGATCAGCTGCAAACTACATTGGCGTGAGTGCTGGAACGATTCTTGCCTACGCTGAGAACAAGCATCTTCCAAAGACAATCGTGAATAAAGGATTTGTCTTTAGCGAGGGTGAACTCAAGGAAGCAATGCAACGACTAAATCGAAACCGAACAGAAATGGGGGTGACTCGTGGATAAACCAATAGCAGACCTTAAAGGTGTTGTAGTTAAAGCGTTCCCAACTAAACAAAACGAGAACGGGAGATGGAAACCAGCGAACTTTGATATCAAGACTGAATCTGGAGTGGTCAAGGTGAAGCGTTTTCCGGATGGGGTTTGGGACAAAGAGAAAGGGGTGAAGATAACCCCTGTGCCTATTGTCATGCCAGCCTGGTATGACAAACTTATTGCTACCTATGGGGACACCTTGTATTCCCTGGTGGGGTCTACAGTTCAGGTCAAAGGGGAAGGAGCTATCAACGGAACCACAATGGCTATTGAGTATACCGTTTTAGGTGAGAATTTCTTTGTGGTGGATGACGAGTCCACCCAGGCTCCCTCAGAGGAACAGGGGAAGCCCCTGTTCGGTGCTGTTTACAAAACCAATTCTCCCCCAGACGTTGTTGAAGAAGTTGATCTAGTGCCAACACCACCATCCATAGACCCAAACCAAATGCGAATTATGCGACAAAGTACTCTGGGATATAGTGCCACCCTGTTAGCAGGGAAAGAGTTTGCCAGTCCCCAGCTTATGGTGGAGAGAACCATACAGGTAGCAACGAAACTGCTTGAGTACGTCATCTCTGGCGAGATGCCCTTCTTTGATGAAGAAGCCGAGGTAGAAGAGGACATCGTATAATGCTCGGCTCCACGTATGGCCCGAAATATATTGAATCCCTGGATGGGACCCGATTGTCCAACCAACGCACTGCTATCTACGAATACATGCTCGATGGGGCATGGTACACACTAGCAGAGATAAGTACGTCACTAGGAT